GGTCGTCGATGAGCTTGCTGATAACTTCCATGTCGATGTCGTAATCAACAGTGTCCGCAGATGCCTTGACCATAGCCAGCACCCACTCCTTACGGTCTGCGCCGTTATCGAACTTCTCCTCAGCAGTTGCCATGTACTTCATCACCATGTCCAGCACCTTCCCCCAATTCTTCTCTTTTACAGCCTTCTGGACATACTCCACCAGCTTGATAGCCAGAGGGATGGCAGTAGCCAGACCGGCGAGAACGGATACAATAAGCTGCAGCCACTCCATGTTCATAGTCACTTCTCCTCTCAAATTGCGGGGCTCTCTTCGACCCCATCATCCGTTTGTGCAAATCCCGCCGCCTTTGCAGCAGCGAACTTGATTCCCTCGCCCTCAGCGCTCGTATTCTCATGCTCGCTCTTATGCACGATGCTGTTCAGAACAATGCCGATGGCGGTGCCCACCGGGGTAAACACCACGGTGAAGCACGCCAGAGCGCCCATATACTGGAACTCGATACTTTTCCAGGCGAGGATGAATCCACCCGCAAGACCTGCTGCCAGAAACAGCATAAGGTACAGAGCGAGTTTATTGGTGAACCCGATAGACTGGCGCTTCTTCTTGCGCCGTCTGGGTTTCTTTCGCCCTCGCTCAATCTTGATAGTCATGGATTACGCCCTGCCCATCAATTTCGCAAAGCGGTACAGCACGGTGACGAACTGCTCTCTCGTGAGCACATCAGCCCACATATAGTTGGGTTCGCCATTGATTTCTGTACCGTTACCTGCAATCAGACCGGTGGAAGTCGCCCAGGCACGAGCCTCTTCGCTGTACTTGCTGCTGTCATTGTCCTGGAGCTCCTTGCGCATCTCGCCCCAGAGTTCCTTGAAACGTGCTACGTCCATGTCATCATCCTCCTCATTGCTGATATTCGTCCCTGCCAGCAAAGCAGAGACATCGTCACGAACAGTCTGCATACTCTTCCCGTACTTTGGGAGCCAATGCAGAACGTCACCATGGTTCGAGCCAAGTCCGAGTTGATAGCTGTCCTGGTGGCACAGGATAACAGGTACTTTAACACCGTTATATGTAACTGTCCCCTGCGGGTCGAGGTTGTAAAGCCTGCACAGGTATGCTGTCAACTCAACTGCTTCACGGTAAGCCTTCTCAAAGTAAACAGGGTCTTTCAGATTGTCCTCACAGATTTCAAACTGAATCCAGCCGTTGTTGCATGAACCCTTTGGCCCGGAAGCACAACCCCAGGCTTTCTTGTCCCAGTCACCAGCCTGAACCGTCGCCACATCTCCGTTGGCAAGTTTGCCAATAAATGCGTGAACACCGGCTTTAAGAGGAACCCATTCGCCCTTTACCCATTGACCCTCACGATTCCAGTCGTTGTTGTTTTTGTTCACGCCAATCAACTCAAGCATTTTGGCTCTGTCTGCTGCATTGTCATCTGGTTGAACATAACGCTTCAAAGTTGCGTTGTTTGCACCGGTAGAGTGCCACAGAACACCACGGACGGGAACTTTGCCAGTTCTCTTGTACCATGAACTCTGCCGCATGAAACACTTCATGGGAGGATTTGCTGAGGTATACTTCATTTTCACGCCATCTCCTTTCTCAGCCACCGTAATGGCGAACTGGTTGTAATAGGTCTGCCCATACCCAGCCCGCTTCTGTTGGACAGTGGGGTCGTTCATTTTCGCCGGACGCTCAAACTGGAGTAGCACAATGTCAGACGCCTCCCGCACAGATGCCGTGGTCATAAGCACCCCCAGGACGCTCTTGAAGCTCTCTGAGAGCTCTTTCATGAGGAATCTGAGCTGAGCATCAAGGTCTCCGATGGACGCTCCTATGGCCTTGCAGAAGGCGTACAGGGCCTGTTTCCGTGTCCAGTATGTCCACTGGCACAAACCATAGCCTGCGCTGTCCCGGACGAAATTGGTGTATGTTCCGTTATCCACGGCGGCGGTGTAGGTTACGTCTGTGTACCCGAGTTTCTTTTCATATGTGTTCTGGAGGTTCTTCGGATTGAGCCCACTCTCAGCAAACAGATTTCCCATCAGGCCAGCGACGCCAGCGTCGGTCATACCCTGGGATTTCAGGAACCTCCAGATAGTAGCTTCGTTCACGAAACCACCCCCTTATAAAAGTGATGTTTTATAACCGCACATAGCAGATGGGAGCCGCCGTAATTGGCGAGCTCCCATTTTTTCTGCCCATTTCGGCCCTATTTAGGAACGTGTTCTCCAGAGCGTGTAGCGAGGCTTTTCTCCGCCCTCAACGCCATACCGCATCCAGTCCAGCATCACAATGCCGACTGCCGCCAGTATCATCCACATCGCCAGGAACTGCGGACACACCTGTCCCATGATGTTCCCAGGCATAGCGGAGTAATCCCATACGCCCATGCCAAGCCACACATTGATAATGAGTCCGGCCACAAACTCAACCGCTGTGATAGCAACCCCGCACACAGCGGACTGCGCCATCAACGGCATATCCCATGGCAACTCGGCCCCGAACCGTTCCAGCGGCACGGCCAGGACGATAGCCAACAAGAGCATTGTCCAGCTAATCATCTCCGGTCTGCCGTGCGAGGTCTTCCATACAACCTCAATGAAGAAGTAGAGCGTGCCCGTCCAGACCCACAGCAGCACGCTTAGAAGCCATTTCCCGGCACGTTCTCTGTTCCCCATATCCCGCCCTCTTAACCGTTCAGACGGGCCACAATGGCACCCATCTGCGCCTGAGCGACCGCCAGCTTCTCGTTCATCTCGTCACGATACCTCTTTGGCAAAGTCATGCCATAGGTGACGGCGGAAATCTTCTCCACGTCGGTCAGAGACTGCACATACGCTTTGAGGGCGTTGTGGTATGTAGTCTGGGACGTAATAGCAGTCTGGGCCGCAATGTAGATTTGCGCAATCTCCTGGGCAGTGTAGATACGGCACTTGCCGCCGTCGGCCTGATAGGGGAACTCAGTGCCGCCCAGCTCCACCACCCGGAACAGGTTGGCGATATTGCTCTGGTCTTCGATGGAAAGGTTGAAGTGCTCGGTCTCCTCGCCGAGCTGAATGTCCACCCCGGTCACGATGACGGCGTTGCAGGCTGCGGAGATTTCCGCAATCTTGGCGTTGCGAACAACCTCAGTGGCATTATCCTCCCCGACCATCTCGACCATATCGGCAACGGTCAGCCACCCATTGGCAATGGCGGCCAGCAGCCCGGCAGGGGTAATATCACCGTTCTGATACAGATTTTTCAGTCTCTCTTTCATATTCTTAACCCTCCAATGCACTGATGAGCAGACTGTCGATGATTCTCTGCTGTTCGGCGACCAGCGCTCCGCCGTCGAACTCAGACACAACCACCGTGTCCACTCCCTCGATTTCGTTGTGGCCAGCCAGATTGTAGGCCACGCTGTTCAGGGCGACACCGATGGCTTCGCTCTCAGTGGTGGGGGTAAAATCCCCGCTCTCACCAATCTTGATGTAGACCACTTTGTCAACGGCCCCCAGGTTCGCCCCGGTGTTGATATTCGTAATCCGGTACATTGTCTGTCCTCCTCTACTTATGCTTTTGCTCCAACCAACTCGGCAATATGCCGGAGCACACCAATGTCTGCGTTGAAGAACGCATGGTTCCAGAGCCAGTATTCATCGTCATCGGCACGCTTATATGGCTGACAGGCCGGGTCATTCCACACCCTGTCCCAGCGCTCCTGATGCGCCTCATCGCCCCTGCCGTTGGTCTTGGCAAGGGTTCTCATAATGGCCTGGGTCAGCCGCCCACGCTCCATCCCATGGCCGTCGTCGTTCCTGGTGAAGAACTGGTGGGCTGTTTCGCAGTCCTCATAGCACACGATACCATTGTTGTAGATGATGATGCCGTCCTCACACTCCAGCTCGGTCATAGCCGGGATGTTGACCGGGCCGCAGATGGCATCTTTCTTGAAACGTCTATGCGCAATGTACTTCATGAAGTTTCCCTCTCATTCTGAAATTTTCGATACGTTCCGGTGAGAACCCGAAGATGGCGTAGAAAAGCCGCCGTAGTTTCAGAACCCGACGGTGGTCGTTATAGCCTCCAAAGTAGGCTAGTATTCCGTTGACAGAAGTCCAAAGGTCTTCGTAGGTCATCTCGCCTCTTTCAATCTTGCCGTAAAACGCTTTGATTTTCCTGCGGGCCCGCTTGACTCCGCCCCGGTTGCCGCACATGATAACTCTACCGGTCTCTGTCAGAGTAAACTTGGCCTTACAGTATTTGAATGGCTTGGTCAGCGGAATAATTTTTGACTTTGTAACGCTCACCGTCAGCTTCAAGCTGGTAGCCTTGGCAACAACAAGCGCCATGATTTCCTTCGGGTCAACGCCCGGTGGAACAATGATATAGTAGTCATCCATATAGTGTCCGGCGCACTTCATACCAAGCTGGCACTTGATGTAATTGTCCAGTGCAGATGGGAAGGCAATCATCTCGGCTTGGCTTGGTTCCACGCCGAGCGGCAGACCCTTGCCGCCTTGAACCGTGTTTACAACATCGTCGCCTATCTTCTTGATGTCGGGGTGTAAAAGCAGTTGCTCATGCCGCTTGAACAGCTCCTCGTGGGACACGGACGGAAAGAACTGTTTGAAGTCAATCAGGATAATATAGCCCTCTCGTCCATAGCGGCGGAAATGCCAGCGTAAATCCTCTCGAAGCTCCCGCTTGGAGAACTCGAATCCCTTTCCAGGCAGGCTGGCTCCGTTGTTGTAAATCATACTTGGGGTATACAGCGGGAGCAGGACTTTCTTAGTGAAGACCTTATGCACCTGCCTGTCCTGAATCCTCGGTGCGTCGATTGGTCTGGTCTTTCCACGCTCAGAAAGTGTGAAATGTACATAAGCACCGGGAACCCAGCGCCCCTCCATAATGAGCCTTCGCCGTTTTGCAGTTCCAGAAAACAGGTGCATCTCAAAATTCTGTGTGCTGCTCTTCCAGCGGACACCGTTGCAGCATTGCTTTCCGGCTCGATACATATCGTGGTATCCAAATACATCTTGGAGACCACCGACCTCGATACACCGCCGCAGTTTATGCTCAGTTCGTTTTGCTACCCTCCTCTGGTAGCGTCCTTTGCGTCTTGACATAATAGTTGTTGTTTCGCCCTCCGTACAGATGTCTTATAGAGTGCCGTCTAATCTGCTTAACCCACTACACATGAAACGGGGTGAGGCACATCTCCCGCCATGCACGCTACTGTTGTCCAGTGCGGCGTTCGTGCAGGGGTATCAGAGGAGCAGTTTTGGACTTTTGGTCACGGGAAGTATTTCTCCTTTCGTAAAGGTCGTGGTTCACCCAACCCTGGGCTACTATCTATTGACCCATGAGCCATTGCTGGCCTTACGAAATCCGGGGCGAGCCCATTGGAATTCCTTGCGTTGTTATTGTTCGCGTTGCCGTTCGTGTTCACATTGCAGAAGTTGTTGTTGTTGTTGTAATTAGGAGAACGCTCCCACCAGTAAGCCGTCGAACACGAGAGTGGGAAACTCCAACCGACAGGTTTTACAGAAATACACCCATAAAAGTCAAAACACGCTTACCTCCCTTTGTCGCTCTTGAGAACATTGGTTAGCATGGTATTCTCAGCATCAATAAGCTCGCCGAGCTCCTGCGACATATGCTCTAACTTTTTCTTTGCGTCCGATGAACCGACGTTATCACCGTTTGATTTTGTAAAGCATCCCGCCGGATTCAACATCATCAGGTCATAACAGTGCGCAAGATGGACATCGAGCGCCATAAGGGCGGCTCTTGATTCAAGAAGGTGCTGTTTGCGCAGCTCCTTCCGGGTCTCATCCGAAGGGTAGATGCTGTTCGCCTTCTCAGCATTGTCTACCACCTCGGACGCAAGCTCGGCGACAGACTCCGCAACGAGCCTGGAATATCGAGACGACAGCCTCGACAGGAAGTTGATGGTCTGAACATAAATTTTGTTTGCCGTGTTCACATATTCGGCTCTGCTTTCAGACCTGTGGGCTTTGAGAACTGACATGAGACACATCCTTTCGTTCAAATATTTTGCCTTGGACAAACTTGCCCTCCTAACAATCAGCACAAGAGGGCACCCCTTGCCGCAAAGGGTGTACCCTCTTGTGGACATAGATTGTATAGGGGAGGGGGATGGGGCCCATCCCAAACCGCAAGGGGTGTACCCTTACTTATCTGCTATGGTTTGAACTCGCCCACTTGCGTGGGCTTGATTCTGGCTGATTCATGGATTAGACCATGAAAGCCGGGGCGAGCCCAAGGGAAATCCTCGCGCCGTAACGGCGCGCGTTGCCGTCCGTGTACACACCGCAGAAGGAGGAGTAGTTGTCGTAACAAGGAGAACGCTCCCACCAGTAAGCCGTCGAACCTGTGGCGCTGTGACGGTATTTTACCTTGCTGTTTCCAGCGGAGTAATACGCATACTGTATCTGGGAGTTCTTCTCGTACTGGTTGGAGTACGTCCGGTTCCCGCCGAAAATCTCCTGCTCGGCCAGCAGCGGCAGGTAGTCCAGCGAAGAGGTGACATTGGCCGCCACGTCAGAGCTGTTACCCTTGTTGTCCGTGTACTTAGTGATGGGCTTCATTACCGCACGCAGGTCAGTGGGAAGAGCGGCCATCAGCGTGTTCGCAACGGGACTGGTAGCCGTGTTTGTGGGTGCGTCATATCCAGTGTCGGAGGTGGCCCTTGCCTTGCCGTAGTTCACAGGTGCCTTGTTCGTAGAGCCGAGGATGTCATAGCGCAAGTCACACGCCTTCCAGCCACCGTAGTTATAGTTGCCCCAATGGTTCATGTTGAAAATCTTGCTGCCATCGGTCTTGTAGCTGTTATAGCTACCATCGACCAAGCATACATCTGTGCCACCAGACAAAGCGGTCTTGAAGGTGCCGAACTGGATGCCGTTACCCTCCTTGGCGCTGTTGTGGTTGAACCCCAGAATGTACACATACAGAGTCTGGTTGACCGCAAGCGTACCGACGGTGCCGTTGACCAGCACAGCCTTCCGGTCGCCCACGCTCCAATAGGAACTGCCCTGACCGGCGTCAGAGACCTGCCGGATTTCAGCCCAGGTCTGGTCGTTCAGCGCCTTCTTGGTGGGCATGAACTGGGCGGTCACAGCCACAGTCTTATCGGCGGGGGCGGTATGGTTGGTGCCAGCCGCCACCTTGATGGTAATGGTTGCGGTGCCGGTGGTCTGGTTGACGTGTTTGATGGTCACCTTGTTGCCGGACACACTCACGGTGGCCACGCCGGTGTTGCTGGAGCTGGCGGTGATAGCGCCGTCGCCGGGGCGTGTAACGGTCACTTCCGCCGTCAGAGCAGCCGAGTTCAGCGTCACAGCGCTTGCGCTCAGTGTCATGCTGCCAGCGGCCTTGCCAATGCTCCAGGACACGGTCTTGGCAGTGGTAGAGCCATCAGACCACATATAGTCAGCCTTCGGAGTGAAGGTGGCGTTGTAACTGGTGGCGTTCGTGCCGGAGGTCGTGCCGCCCAGGGTAAGCTGTGCGCTGTTGTAGTTGCTCCAGGATGGAGTCTGGGAGTTCCCGTTGTAGGTCAGCGTACCGCTCTGAGCGGGAACGTTTGAAATTGTGATTTTGTTCGCAACGCCAGTCTTACGGTTGGCGGCGTTGGTGTTCGCCTTGCCGTCAGTGGACATGGGGAACAGGGAGACGTAATAGGTCGTCCCGTTGGTCAGCCCGGTCGCAACCAGAGGATTGGCCGCATAGGCGTTGCGGGTCGTGCTGGTGAAGGTGTAGGCTGCGTCAGGGTCGGTGGGAGAGGTGGCATAGCCGCCAGCCTTCACGACCACAACGGTGGATGCCCAGGTTGCCAGAGTCACGCCGTCGTTGACGACCGTAGCGGCAGGGTCAGTCCACTTGATGGACAGCTTGCCGTTACCGGCAGCCGCCAGCGTAATGCCGGACACATCGCCCACGGCCACGGCGTTGGGGGTGGCGGAGAACTCGTCCTCCGTGCTGTCCGTGTATGTGTTTGATGTGGAATACGGGAACAGCTTGTAGAAATACTCAACCCCATTGGTCAGCCCGCTGTCGCAGAAATAGGCGGTCTTATACTTATCTCTCTCCTTGCTGTCAAGGACGATGGTGCCATCTCTGCGACTGGTGGGCTTGGAACCCGCCTTGCGGACAAGCACAGTACCGGCCCAGGTCGCCAGCGTTGCATCGCCGACCACCATATCCTCCGGGTCAGTCCACTTCACATAGACCTTGCCGGATGCCGTAAGCACCTTGATATTGCTGGCAGCCGCCAAGGCCAGACCGCCGCCGCCACTGCCGCTCCCACCAGGGAAGTTAGAAATAATAGGCATACTTTGTTCCTCCTTTTACCCGAGAAGAATGAGTACAACTGGGATGTTGCACGGGGGCGTTTCGCCGTCCGATGCAATCGTCAGCGCCCCTTCTTTCTGCTCATTGATGTAAAGGCCCGCCGCTCGAACAGCTTCCAGCTCTTCTGCTGTAAGATTCTGCGCAGCGCCGATAACGCCGTTCTGTCCCACGGTCAGTCCTTCAATCAAAAGCTCCTGCGTAGAGATGGTGCCTTCGTTCACCCACTTGTCCGCATAGAGCGTAATGGTAATCGCCCGGCTGTTGTCGGCCTTCTCAGACAGCACGATGTCGATTTTTTTCATAGCCGAATCGCCGGGGCCGTTGATGGAGTTTCTCCAATCAAGGAATCTCGTCTGGTCATCATCCGTCAAAGGCAGATGATAATTTGTGGTTTCGCTCATAGCTCACCACCTCCTTTTAATCAAGCAGAATCACCACGACCGGAATGTCACAAGGCGGCGTGTCTCCGCTTAGGGCAATCATCAGATACCCTTCGCCCTGTTCGCAGACGTACAGTCCACCATTCCCGCAGGCCAGCAACTGTTCGTCTGTGATGTCGTGAGTGACGCCGATGACACCATTCTGATTTGCAGTAAGCCCATCGACGCTAAGCCTCTGCTGGCTGTTCTCCCATGCGTTGGCACGCAGCGTGCCGTAGACAGCGTTGCTTGCGCCGCCCCCAGAGCCTGGGGACTTCACACGCACACGCCTCTGCTCTCCATCGACCTCGCAGTCAATGTAAAACCCACCGTTATCCGGGGTGAAGTACGCCCACCCATCGTGGAACGGCGTAACATCCAGGGAAATCCTTGAACTGTCTCCCTTCAGTGGTTTGAACAAACTCATTAAAACCCTCCTCATCTTGAGTCCGAGTATGAGAAGAGGAGCAGGCCCGCAGGCCCACCCCTCTATTCGCTATTGGTTGTTTGGAATTAGAACGTGCCCCAGGTCAGCGCCTCGTCGGAATACTCCTGGATATACGCTACAACATCGGTTGCGGTAACGCCCTCGGGCAGAGTGCCCACCAGAGCTGCCAGGTCGGTAATCGCCTTGTTCATAGCGGTGGCATCTTCGGGATGCGCCTGAATCCATGCGGCAATCTCAGCCAGGGTATCCAGAGACTCCTTGGCGTTTTCCGGGATGAGCTGTTTCGCCAACTCCTCGTTGGCAATGGCACGGGCCGACTTATCAGTATCGTCGCCAATCAGTGTGCCAATCTTGGTTTCGGCGGTAGTCACACGTCCGGTTAGAGTCTCCAGAGCGGTGTCGGTGGCGATACCGTCGGTCTTCTTGTCCACATACGCTTTGACGGTGGCGAAGGTCTCATCGCCAATCTTCAGCTCGCCCACTTTGGCCGCAATCTTGGAGTCCACGTCGCCAGCAGTGGTGAAAGCTGCGGTCTTGGTAAAGGTCAGCTTGCGGGTAGCGGGGTCATAGGTCACACCGTCCAGGGCATTTCCATCGCCAGTGACCTCAACGCTGGTGGCGCCGGTATCCAGGTTAATCTGGACATACTTGGTGCCGTCCCATTTGGCGAGGCAATTCAGCTCTGTCACATAGTACAGAGCGGTGGTGCTGGGATTGGTGTTAGCCTGCAGTGCGGTCAGTGTGGCAAACTCCTGAAAATCACCAATGCGAACACGGGTAGTGCCGTCCACATCCAGATACAGAGCCCGTTCGTCCGTGGTGATATAGAAAGTGCCCTCAGCAATAGCGGCAGGCAGATTAGCCAGCAAGCCCTTCTTAAAAGCAACTTTTGCCATATCGTTTCCTCCTTATTTTGTTTTGCCCGTAGCGGAGATTCCCGCTACGGGCTTTTTTTCTTTACCTGAAATCAGGCAGTTGCCTCATCGCCCAGGTCGCCCCAAACAATGCTGGACATGACAGCGTCCAGGTTGGCCTTATCCTCGGCGCTCATCGCACCGGCGGAAGTGGCAGTGGCGACAGCCATGCTCAGGCCATCAGCGCCAACGGCCAGACCGTTTGCATTTGCCTCATCCAGCTTGACAGAGACAGTGTTATTGGTCACACTGATGCCGTCACCGGCCTTAACAGTGTCAACCAGACCCTTCAGCGGGATGTAGATGTGGCTCTCCTCTGCGTTGGCCACAACAAGGTCAACATAGGGGTCGCCCACCACAGCACCGGCGTAGGGGGTATCGGCGGTCTCGACAATCTCATAGGTGCCGCCGCTCAGCACGGCGTCCTTGGGGATGTTGATAGCATCGCCGACGTAGGTGCCAGTGCCCTCGGCAGTCCGCTTCAGCTTGTAGGTGGCGGAGAAGCCATCCTCCGGCGTTGCCTGCTTCTCAATAGCGAACTCAACAGTGCCGGAAGCCGCAGCGGGAGACACAAACAGGCCGTCTTCCTTCAGCTCCAGGGCGTTGCCCTCGCTCTTGGAAACCTGTACGCCGATGGTAGTGCCGTTGTCATCGGAACCAAGAATGACGCTGGCATCCACCGCAGTCAGGCCGATTGCGCCGCCGGATGCCAGACTGTCCAGCTTCGCCTTGTCGGCGGCGGACATCAGGCCAGACGCCAGGGCGGTCGCTTCGGCGCCCTTGCCATAAAGCACCTCGCCCTTGAAGAGCTCCTGCGTGTCAGTCAGCCAATATAGGGTATTGACATCCTTAGCGGCAATGGCATCATACTGGGCACGAGTACCCTGCTTGAAAATCACATTTGCCATAACACAATTCCTCCTTGTATGTTGTTCTCTATACAAACGCTCTCTAAGCGCCTATACCATTACATATCCTCCCAGACGTAGCCAGTCTCCACGCCCGGAGAATCCATGCCCCCTTCGCCAATATCACCCCACTCATCGTTGGGGTTGAGGTCAACCGGCTCCGGCACTTCGCCGGGCTCGGTTTCGACAGTGAAGGTAAGCACCTTGTGGGCATCAACGTGCGGCACATAGACGGAGCCGTCCTTACCCACAACTTTGCCAAGGTTCTGCGTCTCTTCGTCATCAAAAGTGACGATGAGGTCGCCGTCCTCGTTGATTTCCATGTTGATAATGCCGCGAGCAGTATCCGCGCGGACAAAGATGGGGTCGCCCAGAGGAACCTGCGTGGTGTCCACGATGTTGCCCTCCTCGTCCAGAACGGGAATGGTAGACACCAACTGAATGGTGCTGTCCTCCTCGTTGAAGACGATGTTGTCCGCCTTGGCCGCCACAACCTCATCGGTCTTGTCGATACGCTCATGCAGTTCCTTCTCGGCCTTCTCAACCTTGTCCTCCATGTACCGCTGCATCTCGTAAATCAATCTCAGGTTGCGGTCGGTAATGTACTCATCCATATTCTTGGAGTCAACGACCTGCAAGAAACACTCGCTACTCTTGGCGATAGTGGGATGCCGGGGCGGGCCAGAGAAGATTTGCAGGAAGGTGCAGATTTCACCGGCATATCGGGACAGGGTGCAGGTGATGGGAAGATGGTACTTATAGTACCGGTCGTTGTATGGCTCGTCTTCCCGCACCAGCAGCGCAATATCCGCCGTACCATCTGCACGAATATAGCTCAGATATACGGTGGCCCGCTCCATATCAATATTGCCTACCGTCATTGGAATCAGATAGGTAATCGTTCTGTTGAGGTGGTCGCCCCTGTAGATGGGCTCTTTCTTTGTCATGCAAAGATTCATGCTCTCGTCGAGCTTAATGTAAATCACCCGTTTCACCTCCGTTTCTTATAGGATGACGTAGTCAACGTCGTTGAGCGACATATCGTCATAGGCGGAGAGTGTGTCGGCATCCATTTCATAGAGGAGTCTGTGGCGCTTGACAATGGCCTCTACCTCAAAAGGAACAATCTCCAAAGCATTTTCTTCTGGAACAAAGAACTGCTTCAAAGTTCCTGCCATAGGCAGTGGCTGGATTTCAATGGCGCTCTCCGCCGCCAAATACTTTGTCATCTGCTCGCCAAGCACCCGGCTATCCAGCGTAATCGGGAAGGTGCATCGTCCCAGTGAGAATCGAATCTCTGTCTCGGCGGCCTCGCTGACAATCTGAATTGCCGAGGGCGCCGCCGTACAACACAGCCGATAGAAAAGGTCGGTTGGCTCTGCGCTGACGACGATAGCGGACTCCGCTTTCTCGGAAGCCCTCTTTTTCGTCCGCAGCGCCTCTGCCTCCAACATAAGCTGGGAGGATGCCCGTTCCAGGTCACGCTTGAATGTCGCCTCGACATTGGATACGACTTCTATTCCAGACTGTCCCCGGCCAAACGACTTCTTCACATATGCGCCGACTGGGAACGTTTTAATCTGCAGCCCATTCTCAACGGATGTATAGGAATGGGCCAGCAGATTCAACCTTTCCGCATTCACCTCCAAAGCAGAGATATCGGGATAAGAGGAGTAATGCACCTGAAACTCTGCGCTTGTGCCGACCGTAACGCCATTGTTCAGCCGCTCCAGGCAGGTCTTAATCATCTCATTAATGTGAGAGACCAGCACGGAGCCGGACTGAGCAGCGACGAACTTTTGTAGGGTGTAGCTTTCAAGACAGGTCTCAAGAACCAAACGCTCCATGACTGTCAGGCCGTCACGATACGGAATGGAATAGACGATGATGTCGCACTGGTGAAGACGTTCGTTCAGATAAATGTCAAACTCTTTTGCCATATGCGACCTCGCTCTCTACGTTACGCCGGGTTCTGAACCAGTAGCTTCAGATAGCCAGACTTGATGGTCATAATGGTTGCAGTCTCAACGCTTCTGGGCGTAGACAGCTCGCCAAACATCAGCAGATTGCCATCGTCGGCGGTGGGGGAATCATAAATCACATAGTGTGTGATGGTGCCCCAGTTGGCGGTGGACTCGTCGAAGTTGATATCCTGCTCATTGGAGACCAGGCCGTCAACGGGTTCGCTCAAGCTGGTCAGCAGCAGGCGCTGGTAACCGGCATCGGTAGAGGGCTCATTCACGCCAGAACCGTCAATATCCGGAGTGGAAGAACTCAGGCCGATGTAATACTGCGCAGGAATCGTGGGAGTCTCCTTGGTGTGGAACAGATTGCCCGCCACGCAGTTCAGGAAATATGTGGTATTCATATCTTCGTTTCCTCCTTAATCGAAATGGGCAAAATAATAGCCAGTTGCGTGGCAACTGGTTACTGAATGAAGCCCTTATTGATGTTGTTCACGATATACAAGAGACCCTGTTTGGGAATCTCAACGTCACCGCCGATATCCTGGATTTGGATTTGATAGATGTATTTCCCCGACAATCCAACCGTTTCCTTCGGTTCGAGGGTGACTGCCAATACATTGTTGATGGTGGTGTCCTCGTTGAAAATAGCCTCCATCGGCTTCGTCAGAATTGGCGCTCCCATCTTGTTTGTGAAGCTGACGATAGCAAAGTTTGCGGCGCAGCCTGTCAAACTGAAAGGACGATGGTTCTTGTAGAAGTAGACGTTAAACATAAGGTCTTGCGTCTCACCGCCAACAAAGTCGATGGTAGGCAATGTATATGGGGTAAGCATAGCCACACCGGGCATATACATCACCTGCCTTTCTTCATGTTATTTGCCCTTTGCCTTCTCCGCAGTCTTCTGAACGATATCGGCGCCGTCCAACATACCCAGGACTTCCTCGATAACGTTGATACTGCCGCTCAGATTGGCGAGATTCTGCTTGCCGCTCACGGGGATAGTATTCAGCGCATTGGCTGCGGCAATCAGCCGCTGCATGATTTCGTCTTTCATGTTCAATCTCCTTTAGCTCATAAAATTTAACTTTGATTCAAGCTCCGCAATTCGGCTGTTGAGCTCATCAACAGTATGGTAGAGTTTCTGAATCATATAGGTGTTCAGCGCAATGAAGTTCTCATATCGAAGATAGCACTGGTCTTCGTGAGCTCCATGCACATCGTTCAACCCAGCGGAACGAACGAATCCCGCAAAGTCATTCGTGGTCATCCCAGCGTTTATCAGTTCTTCTTCGATATCCTGGGCAACGAACCCAAGGTGGAATCTGCCGCTTCTGCCGTTATTCATGCGATATGGCGTCGGCCTGAGACTCAAGAAGAAATCGCTGTACCGTTCCATGTCATAAGTGATGCTATTTTTAACCCTGCGGTCGGAGCTCCTGGACATCTCCTCACTGGAATAGCACCCGCCCGCTGTAACAAGAATGTCGTTTCCACCTGCGGTCATACGAGCGCCAGCGTTTGTAACGATGACATAGTTGCTGGGGTCCGAACCGTAAATCATGGAACCATAGGTATATCGGATACCATCGTGTCCTCTTGCACAGCAGAAACCACCATAGCTGTTACTGAGCGTAACTTGGGAAGCATCAATAGTGCCAGCACGAATATAGTTCGCATTGATGTAAAGCCGGTTGTTTGTGGAATCGCTGAAAATTCCAAACAAGGTACCATTGTTTGTCAGAATGTTGAAGATTTCGCGGTCAGTCACGGCCATATCCTGCGCCTCGCGGAAGGCATCCCAAGCAAGTTCATAAGCATCGTCTGCATATCTGTACGCAGAATCGGCACGGCTATAAGCGCTATCCGCATACTGGTATGCGGAACTCTGCCACGCATTGGATTCCGATACATTCGCCCAGTTGATAGACGAACCCCAGGCCATTGTGATACTGCCTCGAACAGAAACATTACCGCTTCTATCGACGACAAAGTTACCATTACCCACGTTTAGACCATTGAGATTTAGGTAGTCAGCCGTAAACTCATAGTTGCCATTCATCATGGAGTTTCCATATCTATCTTGGAACGAAGCACCAGACACCACACCCTTGAAAGTGCCATTCTTGGCGTAAATATCACCATTCTTTTTCACCCAGAACGGTGCGCTTGCTGGGTTGGCAGCTCCCGCCCAAAAAGCGTACAGAGAATTGTTGTTGGTGC